TGCCACCTTCAGGCTTCACGTAGTTATCCTCTTTAAGGCTAATCAGCGCCCCGCCTGCGGTTTCCTTGGTCCATGCTGCGAGTTTAACCGTCTCGCCTGCGGCATAAGACCGATCCAGTTTCAATTCTCCGCGCCAGTCTGGGCCTGCGCCCTTCTTAAAGCGGTTGGTCAGCAAAACACCTGTGCCTGGCTGTCGTTCACGTTTTTCGTAATCACTCATCTTGATACCTTTCTGATTTCAACGTTTTGGTTCTGAAGAACCCCTGATATTCGGGATACTCGTGCATGAAGAGACGTGCATAGTAGGCAATAAAGTCATTACTGATTTTGAAGTCATCGCCCTTTGTCTCGATGCTGGTTTCCCACCTGATGCGATTGACAATGAGCCAGGCAGATAACTTCTTGTGCCCCCTGTTAATCGCTTGCATGGTGAACCGCTTGAATAAGTCATAAACATGCGGGTTCTCCTTATGCCATGCCCACCACTTGCGCTTTGTGTCCATCGCGCAATCACTCCGATTCCTTCCGCAATTCCAAGGCTAGGCGCTGCTTAACCTTCCCAATGCCATCAGACAACAGCATGTAGGACGCCTTGCTCTCAGTCCTGATCGTGTCAACGATGAATGAGTTGACCTCTTCAAGTTGATCCAGGCGCGCCATCTTGTCGCTAGTCGAAAACTTCTTGCTGTTCTCGATCTTGTCCACCATGTCGAGAAATCCGCCCACCCAGTCATCATTGGTTGCGTAACGTGCGTAGGCTTCCTTGGCTCCGGGCACCATAAACACAATGCCTTCCTGGACCTGCTCGATGGGCTTGACGTCTTCAGTGATAACCATGGGCATGACCCTGGCTTCTGGAATCGTCTCTACTTCTGTCTCATCCATCATGCCCAGGCCACAATGCGCTAGGACTGCTCGCCTGATTGCTTTTGTAGTCGCTTTAAGGATTGCATTAGCCAAAGCGTCACCTCTTGCGGCCCCAACGGAGACTGCACCCTGATTTTCCGAAACTCTGCCATCAGCCGCAGTAACTCGAACCGAGACAATGTAAATGTCATCAATTCGCTCCCGATGCGTAATTTGAGTTGACAGTCGATGAATTGAACAGAGTTGCTGCGTGGCTCCCGCGTTGGCATACAGAATCTCCTTGCCGTTTAACTTCAGTAGATCAAAGGGTTTAGCAGCAGCATCCAGGCCCACTTGCTTGCAGCGGAATAGGTAATACTCCTTCTTCTGCGCCTCGTTTAGACCAGACAAGTCACCTCGAAGAACGATGGACTCCTGAATCTTTGGATCAAGCACTTGACGTGGCTCGACCTGGCCTGGTGCAATGCCTTGCACCGCGTCACTTAGACTGCGTACGTTTTTCATATTCTTCCTTCATTTGATAGTAGATAGCGCCTTCTTTGCCAAACCAAAGGCCTGCGCACGTCATTTCCAAGTCATTGCTAACCGGATTCATGCGCAGTGCGTCTTTGCGGCCCTTCTCATACCCTTTGTCATAGCCTGCGGCATACACGTCTTCTTCTGGCACTGCGGTCCACCAGACAACGAAGATGCCTACGCATGCCCCCACCAGGGTGCTGACTAGGTGCTTCATTTGACTAGGAACCGGCGTGAGCCAGGTTGCTCGACAATGAACTGCTTATAAATGTCAGGCATGGCCTTCTCAAACAACTCGGCAGAGAAACGCTTGCTCGACTTGGCTGTTTTCCAGGTGCAAAGCACGTCACCATCAACAGATACCAACTCAGCGGCCTCCATCATGTAGCCCTGCAACTGCTTGAGCCAGGCTGCCTCCTTCGTCTCCAAGTCCTTGATCTGCGCCTTAATAGCCTTCAACTGCATCGCTGCATGCTCAAGGCTTTGAGTGGCAATGAGTTTGTTGCCATCGTCCTGGCGGTAGACCAGTTTGGCGGCATCTCCCATCGTCTCAGGATCAAATGAGCGTGCCTGGATACGTCCCCAGAACTCAGCCATCTCTCGAATGTGCAGGTCCATCAGGTCAGCAGAGAAAGACTGCGGATAGCCGCATATTTCCTGGCCTCCAAAACAGACCACCAAAACGACGTTCTCAATCTGGTGGACAGTCGCTTCATGCAAGCATTGCACGCGGTAGCCAATATCAATGGTGGATTCGCCATCGTCGCCATACTTCTTGCGCTGGTGAACGCCCAGGTTCTTCACCTCATAGAGTGTCCTGCCATCCTCGCTTATGTAGTCAAAGTGAGAGGCCATCCACTTCTCTCTCGGGTGGTACAGGGCATAGTCTGCATCCTTGAATGCAATGCCTTTGCGCCTGGCGTATTCCTTCATGATTGGCTCTTGCATAACAAGGCCCATCTGGACTGCTTCCTTGTCGCTCAAGTCATCCAGTGGCTTGGCACCAATCTTCTCGGCGTAGACCTCGCCGCCCTTGCCTTCAACAAACCGGCGTGCATCGCCGGACCATAGCGCCTGGTTACGGACTTCGGGTGAAAAGTCACTCATCTGTGCCTCCTAGAATCATGGGAATGTGGTCGCTATCGCGCTTGGCGTAGAGAGTGAAAGTCACTGTCCTGCCGTCTGCTTCAGTCACGTGGATAGCACGCCAGACTGTAGACCCGCTGCGCACAATGTCATCAATCACGACGTGTTCAACGTCATGAACGTCAATACTTATACTCATATCAGCCCCTCATAAAGTTAGAAAAACTACCAAGTGTGGTGAGACTCAAGCCAGGCATTCTCACGTTCCAACAACCGCACCCTCGCCTTTAAGGGTTCTACTTCAATCTTGATTGCTTTGTTGACCAGGGCCACGATGAAATCATTGGCGTCCATCCCCTGCGGGATCGTCTCAATGATTGCCGCTATCTCTTCCCTAGTCATACGACACTCGTAATCCTGACCGCCACCTTGACCACCTTGGCTGCTCTTTCCTGCCAAAAATGGTTGTCTTCAAGCCAGGCCTGCGCTTTCTTCCTGGTTTTAAACAGCAGCACCTTCAGGTCATCATCGGTGTATTCATGGCGTACAAACGTGTTATTCCTCGTTTGTATTGCCCACATGTCTAGTCTCAGCATCACTCAGTCTCCGCCATCTCATAGGACAGGCGTGCATTGCGTAACATGATTACGCTTGCAGTGAGTAACTTGATGGAGCGCCTAGCCTTGTCAATTGCCTCTTGCAACTCGGCTTCTTTGGCGCGAATGTCATCGACTACTTTGTAGTCGTAGATCACTTGATCGTTCATGTTAACCCCCTCATCAGTTAGGACCGGATAGAACTACACCTGCACATTAAACGCTAGGACACACACTGTCAACAACTATATCCATTGTATTTTTTAATCGACTGACGCTCTTCCATAGGTAGCCAGATGCCTGTGGATAAGTCTGTGGATAACTTTTGGGGAACTTGGGATGGGGTCCATATATCTATAGGTAGTCTATATCCTATAGGTCTATACGGTTTCTTATACCGTATACGAAACATAGATAAATAAAAAAAACAATGATAGATGACCTATAGATATAGGGCTGTGGATAACTTTTCATGGCCTGATCGTTTGCCATAAGCCGACTGATCGGCATTCATAACCTGATCGGTTGCCATAAGAGTCTCGCGTGAGCCGAAGAGCGCCAGGGACGCGCTGCGCCTTTGAGGGCTGCGCGCTCACCTCACTGGTGGCCTGCGACGCGATAAGGGCACGCGGGGGCCATGGTGGGCACGGTGGGCAGCCGTGGAATTGTCCGAAGGGTGGCGGATAGGTGAGGGCCACTCAGGAAAGCCCCTCACGGGCTGCGTGGCGGGTTTTCCACCTCGGGAAGGGTAAGGGATGGGCAGGCAATAAAAAAGCCCCCGAAGGGGCTTAAAAGAGGATCGGCAGCCGGTCTAATATCCGGCAGCCACCCCGAGGGCCATCATGAGCCATAAAAGGCCATAAAAACCGGCAGCCGCGATAATGCAGAGAATCCAGAAGCCGAAGCCCCCGCGCTGCATGATTTCTTCGATTTTTTGCTCAAAACGGCTCATTTTTCCCCCCTTCGATTTTTACCAATGGAATCACCCGGCGCGCTGTGGAATCGGCCATCTTTGCGCGCATGCCGTGTGCTAAAAAGCCCACAATTGTCTCCCGGTTTGCCCGTGAGCATAGGCCACATGTCTTGCATGTGACATTTTCGCGGGTTTGCGCCGGGCAAACGACGATAGGCCTACCGGCAGGGGTGAAAGCCTTTTCCGGCGTGTCAGTGGGCACAATTGCCACCACCGGCCCGGCTTTCAATTCTGCAAGCCTATCGGCTTCCCCTGCATCATCCGCGCTTAGATTCACCGTGAACCCGGCCCGGTTTGCGGCTCGAATTGCCCGGATGGCCTGCGCGCTTTTCTTGTGGGAATAGGTAAAGCCCCTTTTCCCTAAGTTTGCCAGTACCAGAGCCGCGAGGGCTTTTGAGTCTATTTTTTCACCCTCGCCCGGCAAATCCCCCGCGACATTGTGGCGCCACAATGTGCCCACCGGCAGCCGCTCGATTTTTTCGCACAATTCGGCCCACGATAGGCCATCGGCTGCGCGATTCCACGCGAGGGCTGTGTGATAACCCTCGGCATAGCACGACCCCCGATAATGGGGGCAGGATGGGGGGCAAGTGGACCGCTGCGAATAGGTGACCGGGATTTTCCCGGTCTTAGCATTCGCAGACTCTTGAACGAATAGGGCATGTGTCATTTTTTGCCCCCCTCTCACAGTGTGATCCGGTCTGCGGTTTTTTCGGTGATTTCACCGGCCCGGTGCAGCGCGTCGATAAAGTCTACAAACGCGCAGCGCGTATCAATCGGGTAAACCAATTCGGCGCTTTTGTCCGATTGATTCCACGAATATCGATACCGGCGACGCGGCAAATCGGGGTGGGTCTGCCAGAAAAGAGCGCGGATTTCTGCGTGCGTCATTGTCTGCCCCCCTCAATCGAGCCGTGAACCGGCGTGCGCTTCGATGCCTGCATTCCGCAGGGTTTGCGCGTAGGCTGCCGCGTAAGCCTCTTTTCGGTCTACGCTCTGCCCGAATTCACTCACCCACACACACAAGCCCGAAGGATAATGAGAGCGTGCAAGCCCGGCTTTTTTTGCCCACCGGCCCCATGCGCTATTGCCTGCAAATGCCACCCACGCGAAGCCGCATGCCCCATCGTCGATTTGCTCAATTGGCTGCCCGGTGGCTGTGCAAACCACCATGGGAATAGGCCTGCATTGTCTGCCTGCCTCGATGCCTGCCGCATGTGCGATGCCTGCGAGGGCTGCGAAGCCTGCGACGCGCTCTGCGCGCTGCCGTGTGTCGTGTGCGATTTTTTCGCGCAGTGTGGTGAATTGTTGAGTCTGCATTGTGAACCCCTTTTCAAGTTTAGGAAGTGTGCGCTCTATGTGACGCGCACATGTATATGTTAACGCAAAGGGGGCAGGGGTTCCCTATATATATATGTTTTTTTTTCTATAGGTTTGTAGGTATCTATAGACGGAATCTATAGGGGATGGGCGCACGGGTGAAGGGATGGGGCCTGCAATCTATCGCGCTCTGCCGTCGATCAATTCTCAGGGGCAGGGGCCACCATGGGGAAGGGGAAGGGAAGAGGCATGCGTGCCCTCTCCCCGCGTCCTGCGTGCCATGGGGAAGGGGTTTGCCTGCGCAGGGATGGCCTCGGGCAGCGCACGCCACGCGCACGCCACCACGGGCACAATGGCTGCGAGACAGAGAGACGGCTCGGACTGGACGGGTATGGTTGGACCACGATGGGCCACGCCCCCTCGCTTTTGCGCGCCCCATTCCGCTCCCCGCCCCAAGGAATTTTTCGTTTTTCCGAGTAGCCACCAGTGCGGCTGTTTTACTTCCGCACGTGGTTGCGACCGCCCCAAGGAAAAATCCGTTTTTCCAGATACGCACGTTGTGCGTTTCTTCGTGTGCTACAGTTCGTTTGTAACTGTGAAAGGAGTACGTATGTACAAGATAGATAAAGGTGTAGCGTTACCGAAGGAGAAGGTGAAGCACAATTACCCGCATGAGCAGTTGCAGGTGGGTGAGAGTTTCTTAGTGCCTGGTGGCAACATGAATGTGCTGTGTAATTACAACCGTATTAAGGGTAAGAAGTTAGACCGCCAGTTTGTGTGTAGGAAAGAAGGGGATGGGATACGTGTATGGCGAGTGCGGTGATAAGTACGCCAGAGCAACTGGCAGCAGATGATGCGAAGAAGAGGTACATGGAACACGTGTATGGGATGACGCATGCTCAGTTGTTTAATGAGTTGATGCGTGTACATGGGGAGAGTGCCAAGATGATTACGGAGTTACAGGCCAAGGTGGATGAGTTGCAAGCCAAGGCAGAAGATGGGCAATCCTAACGATGAGGCTGATGGGGGTATTGATCCCAGGCTCAGATGTTTCTCATGTGGGGAAGTGCATGAGAGGGCCAGGATCGTTACGACGGTTGATGGCAGGGAGATGGGGAATTATCAGGACGAGTGGCGCAGGTATCACGAAGCCATGTGGGTCTTGAAGAAGTTTAGGACGAAGAAGACAAGGCAGGGGTATCTGAGCCGCATTGCCGAGATACGGGGAGAGCGTGCCATGCACGAACTCAGGGCTGAAATGATGCTGTTATGGACTTGGAAAAAGGAGAATCAAAAATGAATGAACTGGACCCTTGGAAACATCGTTCGAGTGGCATGCGATGCAAAACTTGCATGTGGTTTGTTCCAAAGCAGACTGTTAGGCAAGGAACTATTAGTGAGGCTGAACCGGTTTACCACCTGGGAAGGTGCCGAAGACACGCTCCAACCATAAATGGGTATCCAGTGGTGTTTGTAAACGACTGGTGCGGCGATCATAAACTTGATGAAAACAAAGCCGGTCTATGAATCCTGGCTTACTGACAAGTTTGATCTGGTGGCTTTGCGAAAAACTGAATCATCCGTTTTCGCGCAGGGGTTGGATATTTAATGGCATGTACCACCGTGACTGCCGCTGGTGTAAGCGCATTGTGAGTGAATCAGTAAGGGGCGAGAAATGAGCATAGAGGCAATGAAGGAGGCGGTGGCGGCCTTTGACCGAATCATTGATGGCTGCAACGGCATCGACGAAGAGGACACCCACCCAGAGGCAAAAAAGGTGGCTAGGCTGGTCAGGAAGGATTGCTTGCGCGCCCTGGAAGCACTCTGCCAGGCGATTGCAAAGGCAAAAAAGCAAGAGCCTGATGACGACATTTACGACGTTTGGAAAGAGAAGAACGCGTGAGGTCTGTGGCTGTGGTCACTGCGACGACCGGTAGGCCCGAGTTGGAGCAGACGATTGAATCTGTGGCTGCCCAGACGTACCCGTGTAAGCACTACGTATTCTTTGACGGGGTAGAACCACGTCCCCTGCCAAACCAGGTTTTGACTGTGAACCTACCCGTAAAGACTGGTGGGGATGGTGTTCTAAATCACGGAATCGTGGCTGCCTCTGCTTACCTGGTGCAGGAAGACTTGATCTGTTGGGTGGATGACGACAACTGGCTGGAACCCGAGCATGTGGAAAGCCTGGTCGAAGCCATAGGCGAGAACATGTGGGCGCATAGCCTGAGAAAACTGGTCAATGCCGATGGCACGTTTTGGGATTACGACGATGGGGAGTCCCTGGGCGTGTGGACCGGCTTTGTAGACCTGAATTGCTACATGATGGACAGAAAGCGCCTAGCCGTGCGCATAGCGCCTTCTTGGTACACCATGGGTAGTGGTGGGGTGATGGTGGGTGATCGGGCGGTCTATGCCTCGATTAAGGGCTTACCTGGCCCTTGCAGTGGGGTGTACAGCGTGAACTACAGGCTTAACTCTCGGGTGGACCTGCGTGGGTTTTTTACCCAGGCCAATAACGCCATGAGGCAGAAGTTTCCAAACCAATTACCGTGGAGAAAAGCATGAGTTACGCCTTTAGTTTTGACTGGTTTACCCACAATGCAAACAACTTTCTGGCAGTCAAGAACGTCTTACCTGCCAAACAAAACATGCTTGAGATTGGATCGTTCGAGGGCAGGTCCATGGTATGGATTGCCAAGAACATGCTCGAAGACGGTGGCACCCTGGTCTGCATTGATACTTGGTTAGGCGGTGTAGAGCATCGCACCGTGGGCATGGACCTAAACGTGATCGAAGAGAGGTTTGACCACAACCTAGAATTGCTGGCAATCGAAGAGCCAAACAAAAAGGTGGTCAAAAAGAAGGGGCGCTCGGCCCAAATGGTGGCTAGTCTTATTGACTCGCCCAAGTTTGATCTGATCTACGTGGACGGCAGCCATGAGGCTGCGGATTGTTTGAGTGATGCCGTCATGTGTTGGGAAGTGCTAAAGCCCGGTGGCGTGATGATCTTTGATGACTATGGCTGGAATGACAGGCCGGTAGGACCGTTTCACCCCAAGCCTGCGGTGGATGCGTTTATCAACTTCTTCCACAAAGACTTGACCGTGTTGTACATGAACTACCAGGTTGCGGTGCAAAAGAAACCATGAACTTTGACCGCGCCAAGTTTTACCACTTCTGCAAGCACCTAAAGATTGAAACCAAAGAGCAGGGCATGCGTGTCCTGGGCGATCAGTTGCTTGGCACCCAGACGTACGTCATGGATGAAGTGGCCCGAGGCTTGGCTGAAGACAAACACTTCTTTGTGGTTCTCAAAGGCCGTCAGTTAGGTATAACCACCATCAGCCTGGCGCTTGATCTGTACTGGCACTTTGTCCACCCCGGCATGCAGGGCACCTTAACAACGGATACAGAAGAGAATCGTGAGCAGTTTAGAAGCACCCTTCAAATGTACATGGACGGATTGCCCAAGGAATACAAAATCCCTCTCATGTCCCACAACCGCAACCAAATGGTTCTCAAGAACCGATCACGCCTGTTCTATCAGGTTGCAGGTATCCGAGCGAAAGGTGGCCTTGGGCGCGGAAAAGGAATTACGTTTCTGCACGGTACTGAGACATCTTCTTGGGGTGACGAGGAAGGACTGGCTTCCCTCCTTGCCTCCCTTGCCGAACAAAACCCCCTGCGCTACTACATGTTCGAGTCCACCGCCCGAGGTTTCAACATGTTCCACGACATGTGGGTAACAGCCAAACGCGCCAGGACACAGAAGGCCATTTTCGTTGGCTGGTGGCGCAACCAGTTTTACTCTGCTGACCCAAACAGCGACATATACAAGGTCTACTGGGACGGGAAACTCAACCCGGAAGAGAAAGAGTGGACCAAAGACATAAAGAAAATCTACAACTACGAAGTCAATAGCAGACAGATTGCCTGGTGGCGCTGGAAACTGCACGAAGGCCTTAAAGACGAAGGCCTGATGTACCAGGAATTCCCGCCGACAGAGGATTACGCCTTTGTCATGACCGGAACCTCCTTTTTCAGCACCGCCCGATGCACCGATGCGATGAAGTCTGCCAAGAAAGAGGCGTTTATCTCCTATCGCTTCTCCATGGGGGCCAATTTCCAGGACACGCAACTGCTGCAAAGCACTGAACGCCTGGCAACACTGAAAATCTGGGAAGAACCCGTCTCCACTGCCTACTATGTGATCGGTGCAGACCCCGCCTACGGCTCAAGTGACTGGGCAGACCGCTTTTGCATCCAAGTTTTTCGCTGTTACGCCGACGGAATGGACCAGGTGGCTGAATTTGCCACTTCCGAACTCAATACCTTCCAATTTGCCTGGGTGATTTGCTATCTGGCGGGTGCCTACACGAATTCCACGCTGAACCTGGAAGTCAACGGGCCGGGCCAGGCCGTAATCCAGGAAATGCGCAACCTAAAGCGCCAAGCCACGGCTTTGCCGGGCAATGAGGGCCGAGAACTGACCAATGTGCTGTCAAACATGCAGCACTACCTCTGGCGGCGCAACGATTCCTTTGGAATCTCGAACTCCATCGGGTGGGTTACGACGCATAGCAGCAAAGAACGCATGCTCAATTACTTCAAAGACTATTTTGAGCGCGGCATGCTCAACGTCTACAGCACGGAGTGCATCGACGAGATGAAGGGCATTGTGCGGGACCAGGGCACGATTGCCGCCATGGGCCGCGCCAAAGATGATCGAGTCATGGCAGCAGCCCTGGCAACCGCCGCTTTTGCCGAACAACTACAACCCAGGCTGATCCAAATGCGATTGACGCGGGAAAAGAAGGTGATTCAAGATGATGAGGCCGAAAACGGAGGCCAAGCACAGGTCGGGAAGCAGGTTTCTAACTACTTACGCGCACTGGGGTTCCAATGATCGACGTTTTGACCGTAGCCGCCATTGAAGAACGCATCAAAAACATGAATGCAAACCGCAAACGCGGCTTTCCCATGGAGGAATTCGCACGTTTTGCCTGCGTGGACTACCGAAACATGAAGAAAATGATCTTCGAGGGCAGCATGCGCATGACCGAAACCAGCCAAAGACGGCTTTCTCGGGCACTTTTGGCTCTCGAAATGGGCGAGGCAGGCATCCGAATGGATATTGCAGGCCGCAAATTCCTGGGTTATCACGCCCAACATGAGGTTAAACCGACCATCAAACGGGCTACAACCCTGGTCAGGACTGAAAACGGGTTCAGTTTAAGTGTCAAACCAGTGAATAAATACGATTATTCACGTGATAATTTGTTAAGTAAGAAAAGGGGCTAACTATGAGTGTATTGCATGACTACAAATGCCCAGTGCATGGGTACTTTGAATCAAAAGAGGCAGTGTGTCCTGCTGGCTGCACTGATGTTCATGTTGTATTTTTGAAGCCAATTAGTGTAAAAAGCGAAGGTACGAAGCATAATGATCGTACACTCAACCAACTTGCACTGGATTTCAAGATGGGTGACATTAAATCGACCAAGGAAGGCGAGGCTCAACCGCCACGCTTTGCGCAGCCAACTAACCCGTTCGCACCGCGATGGGGGAGTCCTGGCGAACTGGGCCAATACAACCTGCGCCCCGTGGCAGATGAGGCTGTTTCTGGCATGGCTGCCGTTAAAGGGTCTGGCGCACCGTTGTCTGGCCCGAAAGTCGGTTCTTACATTGCCGACCATGAGAATCTGAAGATCACGCCATGAGAATCCCCAAGGAGCCAGTAGACCGTCAACAGTTTTACATGGAACTGATTGACAAGTGCATGGTTTCGCAGTCGGAACGCATGTCGGTGTACACCATGCTGCGCTCCTACTACCTCTTTGGCGCAGGCATGGACGAAGCACCTGCCCACTTCAACAAGATTTTCCCGCATATCGACCAGTTGTCGTCGTTTATGTACTCGGCGGAGACTACGCGCTTCTCTATCCAGATTGGCGCCTCTGAGCCTGCCTCGTATCACAAGATGATCCCGGCGCTGACCAAGGCGCTGCATGACTACTGGATCAACTCGAACGCAGACCAGGTATTTGCGCAGTCTTTGAACTGGGCGCTTTGCTACAACAGCACCTTTGTCAAACTGGTTTGGCGAAACGGCATCCACCCGTACATGGTCGATCCCGGCGTCTTTGGCGTACTGCGTGAAGACACGCCTTACACGGACCGCCAGGAGGCGATGGCCCAGGAATACTACATGACCAAGAGCGAACTCTACTCGCGCCTTTGGTCCCACCCGCGCAGGGAAGAGATTGTTAACCGCATTGCCCTTGCCGAGCAGCAAACCAAGCAATACCCGCAGGGTGTTGAGCGCCTGGTAACGTCAGCCATTGACCCGACCATCTACGGAAACGTGCAGATGAGTCTGGCTGGCACCATGACTTACACCCCCAAAATTGGTGAGCCAACGGTCAAAATGCGTGAATTGTGGGTGTTCGATGATGAGATTGGTGATTACCAGTGCATCACGATTGCAGACCCAGACATTGTGATTTATGACCGCCCTGCCAAGAGTCTTTTCCTTGAGGGTGAGCAGCCATTCATCCAACTGTGCCCCAACCCGCAGTACGACTACTACTGGGGCCAGTCCGAGGTGCAGCGCCTAGTCTTCCTGCAAGACATGCGCAACAAGCGCCAGGCCCAGATTCTTGAACTACTGGACAAGCAGGTAGACCCGCCAAAGGCGATCATGGGCTTTACCGGCATCCTGGACGAAAAGAACTTTGCACTAAACCGTGCCGGTGGCCTGCTGGCCTCTGACATGCCAAACGCCAAGGTTGAGGAATTTACCCCCAACATTCCTGGCGACCTGTTCCGCGAACTCTCCCAGATTGATGACATGTTTGCCGAGGCCTCTGGTATTACCAGCGTGCTGGCTGGACGTGGCGAGTCTGGGGTGCGATCCCAGGGGCATGCAAGCCAACTGGCTAGACTAGGTTCGAGCCGGGCCAAGAAGCGTGCCATGGTTATTGAAGACAGCCTGGAAAAGATGGCTACCCTGTACCTGAAGATGATGCAGGTCTACGACAGCACGCCATTGACCGACACGGACGGTAACAAATTCATTCCCGCGCAATTCACGCCAGACTTTGTGGTGAAGGTCGATGCGCACTCCAACAGCCCAATCTTCATGGAAGACAGCCGCGAACTGGCCTTTAGCCTCTTCAATGCTGGCGCCATTAGCAAGTCCAGGTTGATTGAACTGATGGAGCCGCCGATGAAGGAATTGCTGCTGGATGACATTAAGAAGGCTGACGAGGCAGCGGCAGCAGCCCAAGCCATGATGCCACCCCCAGGTGGTGAAGGCGGAGGCGAACCCGGTGCAGCAGAGGCAGGGGCAGGTCCAACTCCACTGAGGGCAATCAATGGCTGAGAACATTTCACCGTCACAAACCCAGACGATGATTAAGTCTGGCGACCAACCCCGCGCTACGGAGCGCAGCATCTCCGAGGTGCGGTCCCCCGCGTCCATATCGTACGTGCGGTATGGAATCAACAAGAACCCAGGCCGCAGCGTTACGGGCCGCACCACTTCCAGGAGTTAGCCATGTACGGAAAAGGTATGAAGAAACCTATGAAAAAAATGCCGATGCGCGATAAAAAGCGCAAGTGAGGCAGAGGGGCTGTGCATTTAGCCCCTTTTTTACGTTGACACGATAGTTACAATGTATTCTAGTTTGATGCGTCATAGGAGTTACGCATGGCTGTAGAGTCAAAAGACATGATGGCAATGATGAAGATGGACCAAGGCATGGGTGCCGAGGCTCCCACTTTGCCTCCGTCTGAGCAAGGCGCGGCTACTCCGCCTATGGCCTCTCCCATGTCTACTCCTGAAGAGAAAAAAGGTGAGCAAGAAAAAGCGCGCCTCAACGTGATGATGGCCCTGGACATGCTTCAGTCTGCTGTCGGTGCGTTTCCTCCCGACACGGACGAGGGCAAAACAATTGAAAAGGTTGTTGCAGACATTGTGCGCCGCTTTGGTGAGCGCGAGTCTGATACGCGACAACTCATACCGGCTGAAATCCTACAAATGATTCAGACTTTGCCGCAAGCGGGTGGTGCCACGCCAGGGCAAAGGACAGCAGCAATGGCACCCGTTGAAGGTGCAACCGCACCCCCATTACCCATCTAGGAGCAGACATGGAACTCTTCAAACCCAAAGGTGCCCTGCAACCTCGTCGTCCAACCGACAATTCGCAGAACAATGGTCAAATTGTGAACACTCCCCGTTTCTCTGAAATGGGTGGACTGTCCAACGCTGCCAAGGCTGGCAAGAAAAATGCCATGACCATGAGCAAGCCTGGCGATACCAAGCGCATTTACTAAAGACTGAAAGGGGCTAAACCATGAGTCTTGAGAACTATTCACCAGAAGCAATCGAAGAACTGGCTGCGCTTTCTAAGCGCCTGTCGGAAGACCCTGCCACCCGCAAAGATTTCCTGCGGCTGACCAAGCGGGTCCACCCTGATCTGCCGGTGCCTGAGATTGAGATGGAAGAAGCGGTCAATCAGCGTGCTTCTGCTGCCGAGCAACGTGTTGCCCAATTGGAGGCAAAACTAAAGCAGCGTGAAGTGCGTGATGAACTGATGAAGCGGCGCAATGCACTCAAAGAAAAGGGCTATGCCCAATCCGATGAGGACATTTTGGAAATCGAAAAACTGATGACCGAGAAAGGCATTGCGAATCATGAGACGGCTGCTGACTACTGGCAGAAGTCCCGTGAGTCTGCGGTTCCGACTCCTAATGGTTTCCCGCAACCCGTAATGTCGCGTTTTGACATTAAGGGTTACATGAAAAACCCAGTTGGTGCAGCACGTGAAAATGCTGCGGCGGCTCTTGCGGAACTCCGCAAGAATCCAAAGCCGATTGGACTGTAGTTGGTTTGGGGCTTTTTTAACAAACTTCGGAGGTAATTATGCCTATTGGTGGCGGCATCCTTCCGGCTTCGGGCAGTAACCAGTACAACGAGTTAACGTACGTTACTCGTCGGGCGTTTATCCCGAAGTTGGTCGTTCAAATCTACAACTCGACGCCCCTGATGGCGGCGCTGATCGCTAACAGCCAAACCGCTTCTGGCGGTGTGTCTTCAGTGACGGTTCCGGTCCAGGGTTCCCAATTCGTAAACGCCCAGTGGTCTGACTACTCGGGTTCGTTTGCTCAACCTTCGGTTCAGCAAGGTGCTTACCAGGCTGAATTCAACCTAAAACTGCTTGTTTCTCCCGTTCCCTTCCTGGGCATGGAAGGTGCTGTGCAGCAGGACTACGCAATCATTCCACTGATCGAGGCTCGCATGAATGACGCGACCAACGTCATGATGGATTCGATGGCGACTGCCCTGTACAACAACACCTCGAACCAGCAGCAGTTTATTGGTCTGCCTGCCGCCATTGACGATGGCTCGGGTACCGCAACCTACGGCAACATTGACCGCACCACGAATACCTGGTGGAAGTCCAAGCAGTACGCTGCTGGCTCGGTCAACCCCACCCGTCAGAACGTCCTTCAGTACATTTCCGGCACCGTGAAGAACGGCGCTGAAGTGCCTACTTTTGGCGTTTGCGGATTCGGTACATGGACGCTTCTGGCCCAAGACTATGTGGGTCAAGAAAACTACATGATTACCCCCGGATCAGGCTTTGACGGTGATGCTAACGGCCCTCAGGCTGCGTTCCGCGCCCTGATGGTTGCTGGCGTGCCCATCTATCCGGACCCCTATTGCCCAGAAGGTACTCTGTACTTCCTGAACACGAACTACATGTCGCTCTACATCCATGAGCAGGCATCGTTTGCGTTCACTGGGTTTGAGTCCACCCTGCCGAACTTCCAGATTGGTTACGTTGGCGCCGTGTTGATGATTGCTGAACTCGTCAATACCAAGCCAAAAGCCATGACGAAGATTACCGGCTACAACTCACTTAGCCTGTAAGGAGGATAAATCATGTCTTTAGCGATTAACAAAATCCTCGTTGCTGGTGCTAATGCCAACTCTGACGGTGCCTATTTTCAGGCAAGCACTGTTACCGTTCCCAATGCCTCGTCCTACGTGTTGACGGCAGGCACTTACTACGTTTACCCCACGGCAAACGTAGTGGTGCAGGTTAACAACTCGTCGGCTGGCAATGCGTTCGCTAACGTGATCGCAAATAACACTGGCGGCCTGGTTATTGCCGACGGTGTTAACGTGCGCCTGACCGATATTGGCGAAGCCGGTAACGTCAACGTATCTGTTGTGACGATCAACGGCGGTGAAGCCGCTGGTTCGACCTACGCATAAGGGGGCACTATGGACGCTAACAGTGTAGGTACCCAGTTACCCAATAGGTTTGGACAAATCCTGTTGGGGCAATTGATTAGCGCCAACATGAACTCGACTGCGGATCAGCAGATTACTATTTTCTCTGCACCTGCTAAGTACATCATTCGCCGTATTGTGGTTACAAACGCCTCCGTCAGCCTAACCACGGCTGCCGGTGGTGTTTATCCCGCAGTAAGCAAGGGTGGAACAGCAATCGTTGCTTCAGGACAGGCATACAGTGGCTTGACCGGCGCTGCCAAGTTTATCGACTTGACCATCGCTTCTGGCTACACTTCGGGTGGTGATGTTCTTACTGCCTCGAACATTTATCTGTCTTTGACGACTCCACAAGGTGCGGCGGCAACCGCCGATGTTTATGTTTTTGGTGACATTGTGACGCTATGACTACTATCTTTGTACGCAACAACGGTAACGACCCCCTGGTAGATTCCTTCAACGGAGTCACTTACAACTTTGCCACCGGTGAAGAGGTGGAGATTCCCGAGGTTGCTGCAAAGCATATCTTTGGTTATGGCGATGACAATAAAGAGCCTTATTTTGTAAGGCTTGGCTGGATGAAGATGAACACAGACCTTCCAATGGCCTTGGATCGTATGAGTAGGTTTTCATTTAGCAAAGAGTCTTCCAAACCCGTCCACGTGTCAGCCCCCGTGGTGGAACGAGTAGCCGCGCCCATGCCTAAAGCACGGGTTGCGGCGAAAGGGCCATCCAAATCAGATGAGTAAAAATGGCAACAACGCTATCGGGTTACATTACAGAAACCCGCCGGTTGCTGCATGACGTTAACGCGAACTTCTGGACCAACGCTGAGTTAACGGATTACATCAACGACGGGCGAAACCACCTGATTCAGGATACCGGGTGCAATCGCGTATTGCAGACCTACACTACGGTCTACAACGTCGAAACCATTGACTTTTCTGCGCTGCCGCAAGGCACGGACACAATTGACGTACTGACCATCAATCTGTACTGGGGCAACAGCCGTGTGCCTTTGTACTACATGGCCTGGTCCAACTTCAACGCGCAACTGCGCTTTTGGCAGAACTACACTGGACGCCCAGTAGGGTTTTCCATGTATGGTCCCAAGCAGATTTATATTGGTCCCAAGCCTGACCAGGCTTATCTGATCGAATTAGACACGGTGGTACTCAAGCCACCGTTGACCGATGCAAGCCCCACTGAAACGCTGCCCACGCCCTTTACTGAGGCGGTGCCGTTCTATGCGGCCTACATTGCTAAGTACCAAGAGCAGTCCTATGGCGAGGCTGAGATATTCAAGCAGGAGTATCAGAAGCACGTCATGCAGGCGCTAAATACAACTTTTACTCGACGGCTGCCCACACCATACATATCGGGGTACTAACATGGCTGCCGTTGAGCAAAAGAAACAGTATGCCGTCGTTAAGGACTTCAAGGGTGTAAACACCAAGAATAGCCGCACCGTCATCGAGAATGGCGAGTTTGCTTGGCTAGAGAACGCCATGCCCATAGGCTTTGGCAACCTGCGCATCATTGAAGGCAATGATCTGGTCAATGCCAACTGTTGGACCGCCAACGTGACCTTCATGGGGTCGGTCAACATCCAGAATAACGAGTACGTCCTGGGCTTTCAGGACGATGGCTCGGCCCAATACGTCAACCTGACCACGGGTGCCCAGGGCAACATTGCCAATGCTGGCACGTTTTCCAATTCTGACGTGATGATTACGCAGTGGAAGAACGAGCGTGCCCTAATTATTGACCCCAACAATGGCTACAAGACCTGGGATGGAATTGACCTGATTGATATTGGCTCGGTCAACAGCGTAACCATTGTTAACGGTGGGGCCACCTATGCGGCCTCCAACACGACTGTAAGTTTTAGTGCCCCTGACCAGGCCAACGGAATCCAGGCCACTGGTGAGGCTGTCATCGTTGCCAATGCCGTCTCTGAGATTATAGTGACCGAGGCTGGCACCGGCTACACCAGTGCGCCCACCATTACGATTACGGGGGGCGACGGCAATGCCAATGCCACCTGCACGATCCTAAACCAGAATGGTACCGACGTAGCCACCTTTTCTGGGCGCACCTGGATTGCTTCGGATCGAACCGTGTTCTACACGGCAGCAGACACGTACAACGACTTCATTAACATCACGGCTGGCTTCCTAACCATCTCGGATTCGACCCTGCGCACGAACATCACGCGCATTCTGTCAGCCAACAACTTCCTCTACGTCTTCGGTGAGGATTCCATCAACGTGTTTTCGGACGTGCGGGTAGACTCTTTGACCGGCGTAACCTTGTTTACCAACACCAACGTCTCGGCGTCGGTGGGTTCTAACCTCAAACACGCCATTTTCCCGTACTTCCGGTCCATTTTGTTTATGAACGAGTACGGGGTCTACGCTCTGGTGGGTGCCACGACGACCAAGATCAGCGATCCGTTAGATGGCGTTTTTCCGCTGATTGACTTTACAGACTACGTTTCTGGTGGACAGTGCCTTATCAACAACATTTTGTGCGCGGTGTACAACTTTCGGTACAACGACAACGGCACGATGCGATGGATTCAGGCTGCGTTCTTCGAGCGTAAGTGGTTTTTTACTAACCAGTTAACAGACACTTACTTTGTGGTGCCTGGCGTCAAAGATGGCTTCTTGAACCTTTATGGCACCACCGGCAATAACCTGTACCAGTTTTACGAAGATGCCGACAACCCGGTAAACGTGGAGATTGTCACGGCCCTGTTACCCATGGGTGATCCAATACGGGATAAACAGGCGCTAAAGATAGGCATTGAGGCTACTTTGGGTGATGAGCCAATCATCCTGGAGGCTACGGTGGACTCGGAAAGGCAGGTTTCCCCCCCGATCATCTTCCAAAACTCTATTTTTTGGACCAACAATTCTTTGCAAAACGTAGACTGGACCAACACGCTAGGCAACATCCTTTCCTGGATTACAAGTCAGAGTGGTGGTGCCGGTTACTTCTTGTACAAATCAGACGCAAAGATGTATGGAAAGTACCTTGGAATGACTATCACAAGCGATGCAACCCCATTTACAATCAATGGGTTCGAGTACGAACATGAATTGAGAGCGAGGTTCTAACATGACACTGCCAGTAACTATTCCCAATACCTTTGCCAACGCTACCACGTCGATTCCGCTGGCAAACCTAGATGCCAACTTTGTAGCCATCTACGATGCTGTCAACGGCATTGGAAACGGCGCAGAGTCCCTGGCTAACGTCAGCATCACGGGCGGCACAGTGAATAACGTAGCCGTTTCTGCAACGACGCTAAACACGTCGGGCCAGGTTGTTTTTAACGATGCTGGTGCAGATGTTGACTTTCGTGTTGAAGGCGATACAGACGCAAATCTGCTTTTTGTGGATGCAAGTACAGACAGGGTGGGGATTGGCACGAGTTCACCGAGTAGCAGGCTTGCTGTTATTGGTCCAGCATCAACTACTTCTACGATTCGTATCGAAGGCGGTTCTGGGGCTAATACAAATGCTGTTTTAGATTTAACAGGCCGTGGTTCTGGCGATCAATACAACAACATTGAAATTAGAAGTATTGGACAGGACGCTCTTGGTGGAACATTAAGTTTTCATGTTGATGACACATCAGGAATTATACAAGAGCGTATGCGTATCACTTCCGCTGGCGAGGTGCTTGTGGGTGGCGGGACTACGGCAATTACTGCTGGCCCCGCACTTACATTGGTTCCATCAACTGTAGGAATAGCAGGGCCACAGTTTAATATTTTTAGAGATGACACTAGTGTTAGTAGTGCAAACTATTTGGGGCAAATAAATTTTTACGGTAACGACACCACTGGAAACACGCCAACAAAACACGCATTTATTGGAGCAATAGCAGCCGGCACTCACTCCGCAGGTGATAACCCAACAGACTTAGTGTTTGGTACTACGCCTGATGGGTCTGAGACTGTTGCTGAGGTTGCTCGGTTTGATGGGGATGGCTATCTCCGCATGGCCTCTGGCACTGGTGGTATCCAATTCAACGGCGATACCGCAGCAGGAAATGCGCTGGATGACTATGAGGAAGGGACTTGGACTGTTGAGTTTTATGATGCTTCAACTGGCGGCAATGTTTCATCAACAACTGGAACTGGGTATTACACAAAAATTGGTAGACAAGTTACTGCAGTGTTTAGTGTATCTAACATTGTTACAACTGGAATGACTGCTGGAAATGTTTTTTATTACACACTTCCGTTTGCAAATACAGACATACTTACCGTTGGAAGCATAAGACTTTACGCAAATGTTAATGATGCAACTGTTTCACTTTGTTCTCAAATTAATGCAAACGCATCAAGAGGTGCTATTACAGAATCAATAGATAATAGTACTCTTGGTAATGCCATAGTAAGTGATTTTATTAGTGGAGCATCGGATTTAAGTGTAACCATTACATACTTTGTTTAATTATCTGCCTCGGGCGATGCAGACGGACTGAAAGGAAAAACAGATGGCACTGGAAAAACAAACAGTAGTAGACAAGATCGAAGTTGTTGAGGTTGGCGTCGTGCAAGTCCGCACGGCCACTCGCATTGTCGAAGACGGCAAAGTCCTATCAACTTCATACCACCGGCATACTGTTGCCCCCGGTCAAGACTACTCTGGTGAAAACGCACGGGTACAAGCGATTTGTGCCGCTACGCACACACCAGAAGTTATTGCGGCTTATCAGGCTGCTCAACCAGTAGAACCGACACCTGAACCTGTTGTTGAACCTGCTGGCGAATAAGCATGGAGGTGACTCTCAAACTCACTGTAGAAGAAGTCAACGGTATCTTGCAGACGCTTGGGCAACTGCCGACTTCTAGCGGTGCATGGCCTTTGGTCGTCAAGATCAAGCAACAGGCAGAAGAGCAACTGCCTAAGAAAGAAGAGGAATAGGTATGGGTACACAGGCTTTCACCAAGATGGGCAACACGGTGGCGTTTACCGCCGCTACAACTGCGCCTACTGCGGTGCAAGCCGTGTCCTCCACCTTGGGCGGCAATCAGTACAGAATCATCAATGCTGGCCTTGTAACGGTCTTTCTGGGCTATGGCGCTACCGCGTCTGATGCAAGCAACAATGCTGCAATTGTGACCACTACCGGCGACTCTCTGCCGTTGTTGCCTGGCACCGACGAGATACTGACCTTTGTGCCCAACGCCTACTTTACTGGCATCACTGCAAACAGCACGGCAGTCGTGTATGTGACCCCAGGAGACGGCCTGTAATCCGTCATGGTGTTAAAATATAGCCTTCTTAATAGGAGGCTTTATGAAAGTATGTTCGGTTTGTGCGGCAGAAAAAGATGAGGGTCAGTTCTACAAAGGTTACGCAAAGTGCAAGATTTGTTTTTATGAAGTAGTAAAAAAATACAGGTCTAGTGATGCTGGTAAAAAAGCAAGACAAAGAGAGGCTATAAACGCTAGGTTGTCGGGCAAGAAACAAATTAGACAACAGAAGTATGAAGAAACAAAAAAGGGAAAGTTGGTTGCGGAGAGTTACCGTAAAAGGAAACATCAAACGCCTGAAGGAAAGGCTAGGATGGCTGCAAAAAACGCTGTTAGGTACGCATTGAAAAAAGGAAAAATTGTAAAAATGCCGTGTTTAATATGTGGTGAAGAGAAAACGGAAGCCCATCATCCCTCATATGCGTGGGATATGCGTCTTTGCGTGACATGGTTGTGTTCTCAGCATCACAATGAAATACACAACCCTCCGTTGGAGTTGTAGCCATGTTAAAGACCGTATCCTCAACCATCAATGCCATAGGCGCCCTGAACTACAAGGGCACTTGGAACGCTAGTACCAACACGCCCACCCTTACGTCTGGTGTAGGGGTTAAGGGTGACTATTACGTAGTCTCTGTTGCTGGCACCACCGATCTCGATGGCACTGATTTTTGGGGAGTCGGTGACTGGGCCGTATTCAATGGCGCTATTTGGCAACGGGTTGAGGGTGGTTCAGAGACAGAAACAGACGCAATCATCTTCAATACTCTAGCCAATGTCACAGTGACCAATGGCGAGATGGCTTGGGACAACGATGACAAAAGACGCACCGTTGCCGTTGGAATCAATGGCGACACGTTTTACATGTTTCAAGATGAAATCATCAGGATTCGGGCTAGTGCGCCGATTACCAAGGGCCAGGTGGTCATGTTTACCGGCACCTTGGGGGCTTCTGGTGGCCTTACGGGGGCACCTGCATCGGGTCTAACCCCCGAGCAAGCCAACTACATTCTTGGGGTTGCTGAAGACAACTTCAACACAAATGACTGGGGCAACGTCAAAACCCTGGGTGAGATTTTTAATATTGATACCACTGGTGGCGCAGAGAACTGGCAGCAAAGCGACGTTCTGTACTACAACCCGCTGGTGGCGGGTGGCTTAACCAACGTCAAACCAACGGCGCCTGCTGCCATTGCTGTCATTGCTGCGGTGGTTTATGTCAGTGCCTCTGCTGGCATTTTGTTTGTACGTCCTACCTATGGGTCTGTTTTGGGTGGAATGAACGGGGACGTAAACCTTACCAACGTAGCCAACAACGAGATCATTAGTTACGACTCGGGCACCCAAGTATGGGTCAATCTGCCTGCTGCAAACCTTGTTGCTGGCATAGGACTTGACGGCGGTGGCTTAGCCAATGCCAACTCAACCGTAACGTTTGACCTGGCTAATACAACGGTTACGTCAGGCACCTATGGCGATGCAGCAAACGTGGCTCAGTTTACGGTGGATGCCCAAGGGCGTCTGACTGCGGCTGCCAACGTTGCCATCTCGATCTCCACTGCCAACGTCACTGGCCTGGGCACCATGGCGGTCCAAGACGCCAATAACGTAGCCATTACAGGCGGCAGTGTAAATGTCGCAACGCTTGAGGGTGCAAACGTAACAGTGACCGCTAACTTGTATGCTAATTTAGCCACTGCAAACACGGCTGCCATGCCTGATCCTAGCCTGCCGTTGAACCCTGAAGGCTACTTAGAAGTGGTTAT